GTCAAACGGTCTCTCATCAGGGTCGCTTCTTCAGACCCTTCGGCTCTGGCCCAAATGTATGTACGCATTGAATAATTAACCCTGTACAGGGGGTCCATGATTGGCGTGTAGTCACTTCTGCTCAAGTTATTCGTTGACATGGTGAGAGTGATGATGGTTGGCCACTCGTCCAGAGCTACTGGTTCGTAGAAAAGATATTGAGTTGGATTCGGCAGAGTGGCATCATCCAAGAACCACTCCCCCTCGGCTCGGCGAGCGTACCGATAGTCCGAAATGCGACGTGGGAGGTCGGTCCGCAGGTAGTCAGTAACGAATTTCTTGGCGAGATGTGGCCCTTGCATCAGAGAACCTTCCCGTCAACAATCCAGTCTGCGGTTCGCTCAGCAAGTCGGAAAGCAAAACCGGGCGGTTCAAAAATAATTTGACGCTTTGGCATCTTGAATGTTCCGCGCTGGTGGAATTTTGCATATTCGACATTTGTTCCAAATGCCGCAGAATCTTTTCTGATGTAGTTGGGCAAACCTCGCAATTCGGTCAAGCTACGGAACAGCTTGCCCGTTCTCACGAGAGTTGGCGCACCGGGGAACCTGGAGGACTTCCAAGCTCCATACTGTGGATCCAGCGGATCCCAGGCCCCACCAGATGGCAAACCGTTTTGGGCGAAGTTGGCTGCGTTTGAACGTTCCAGCTCCTGCCTGGCCCAGCGCCATACGGGAATTAGGTTGTCCGCCCTCTCCTCAGCCTTGGTCAAGTAGATGACCGTATCGGCTACGTCAACGTCAACCTTTACGTGAGCCGCCATGTCACGCTATCCTGCGTCGCCGCCACCGCCGAATGGAATTCAGCTCAGCTTCACTAAATCCAGTCTCCAGGGGCGCGACGTTTCTTGTTTCTAGATCCTTGATACCAACCACATCGTCATGCATGTTCTGCATTTCTCGAGTAGCCGCTCGGAGAATTAAAGAACGGAAAATTTTAATCTGCGGTCCATCCAAACCGCCGGTATAGGTGACAGTAACCAAGTCATTGGCAAAGCCACGGAAAAGCTCCACCCCGTATCGGCGAACAACATAATCTCTTCCTTCTTGCTGTACAACGGCGCTTTGGGTTGGTGCCGTAATAGTTATTGATGAAACAGAAACAACTGGTGAGTTCCGCAAGTAGATAGTTACTGGCGGATCCAAGTAACTCAACGTCTGCATGGTTGTATCGAGACTGTAGTTGTAGAAAAAGGAAGCACTCGGAATGCCCATATGGGTGCTTTCAATTACGTGGGTTTCTGTTACTTCGTCCACTTCAACAGGACGACGAAGATACGACTCAAGTTCGCTTTGCAGACCCTCTAGAACGAATTCGGCAGCATCCTGCTGACGGTTCGAGAACCGAATATCCATGTATGTCTGGAGGTCATTGACTGATACCAGCATGGCTGGTCACCTCCATTTAAGTTGCTCTAAGGGCCTGTCGACGGGTCATCCCTGCACGACGGTTTCCGCGCCATTCGCTTCCTAGTGAGCGATATGTGCCTGGATCATTTCGGCGAACTCGTCGTCGTACGCCCGGAATGCGGGATCCAATCGAGCGAAGAACGGCCGCCAGCGCCCGACGCCACCAGGGCGGGCGTGTACCACGGTCTCCAGGACCTGGCTCTATGTCTGGTGTTGTATCCGGCTTCGGCACGCGACAACCTCCATCTGGGGACCAAACGTGTCCCTCACATGATAGATCATCACGGAATGTAAAAAATCAACGATCAGCGTTCGGCGGACGCTCAATGACCAGGGCTTCGTCCTTGATTGTCGCTGGTGCTTCAATAGGCACCCAAGCCTTGGAATACGAGTGAGAGGAGATTTTCCGCTGCTTAAGCAAGGTGGAATCAATCATCAAATCAATCTCATCTGTTGACATGCCGAGCATTGACCGAAGCTGTTCTTTTTTGTAGCGGCGAGACTTAATTACGTCCTGAACAATCTTTGCCGTTCCCTCGCCGAGAGTCGCTCCTCGACCACGATTCAGCTGAAGGTGCATGATCATCGCCTGTGGCAGGTCGCACTTGACCTGGACGCACGGAATCTCGTGACCCAGCTTTTTCATCAGCTTGGGGTCTGTTCGAAGTGCCAACCAACGGTGGTAGCCGTCAATAATTTCCTTGGTTTGTTGCCGAATTATGATTGGGGCAATCCAGCCGTATGTGTGCAGGGACTGAGCAAGAACCGCCATGTCCGGTCGAAGCACATACGTTGCTCGCCATTCAGATGGCCGCAATTCAGCATGTTCAAAATTTGTTGTCTTCATGGCACTCCTAGATGTTGTCGTCTTGAATATCAAGGCTGTTCAGCTCCGCCTGCTCTTGCGCTTCCTTCATTTGCAATGTGTATGCCTTTGTGCCAGGCCCAATCGGACTAACGGCAGTTGACGGCGTGATCTCATTCAGAAGCAAATTCCTAACCAACCAGTGGATGGGGTAGGAGTGTGGGTCGCGAGCATGCTTCTTTCTAAATTCAGCAGAAAATGCCTGTGCGCGCATCCGCTTACCTGGTGTAATGAAATTGTCGTCGATGCAGCGACGAACACCGTCCCAGCCACCATCGGAATAGCGTTTAATCAACTTCTCAATGTCGAACTCTGGCCACCATCGGCGCTGAGCGTCAATGTGTGGGAAACACCGAACAAGTTCGTCGTAGAACTCCGGTTCGGTCTTTACGACGTCACCGATACGACGAATGGCCACGGCATGCAGAGGAATCCCAACCCGAGTGTTTGAGCCGGTAATGGCAGCGAGGTCATAGAACTTGCAGTAGCTGGCCCCATGTTCTTCGGTCACGAATTTCAGGACGTCGTCAGTTGTCCAGTCGTAAATAACCTTGGCGAACTTTAGGGGTACTGACTTGGCGAGTTTGTACGGGTGAACGATGTAATTTTCGTGGAGCTTTTGCACGCACGACCGATAGCGAATCATCGACTCATTTGCTCTGACGCCAGTTAGAAATGCCGTCTTGCCCTTCTTGCCTTGCATGGTGTAGTAGTCGACTGACTCCGGGATCACCTGATTTGGATCCAGCCCGAAGTGTTCGGCTTTTATTGCCCAGGTTGGCATCTGGCGAACCAAACGCCCATCTCGCTCGCGATTCTTGGACCACAGCAGGCAGAACTCCCGTCGACCCAAGACCCAAACTTCCTGGCTCATGGGCAAGCAATACCACTCCATGTCAACCCAGTCGTACTGCCGCACCTCATTTATGAAATCAATGACCAGGGGGCTGACCATTTCTTCATCTCGGAAGATGACCTTTACTGGGCCTAGGCCACGCTCTTCATGTACCTCTTTGGCTAGGTACAGGACGGCAGTCGAGTCCTTGCCACCCGAGAACTGCACGCAGACGGTGTCGAAGGTGTCGTAGACATGCCTAATGCGCTGACGAGCAGCTTCTACGCAGTTGATATCAAGGAACATTCGCTGTCTGGTCATGGGTTCAGCCTCAGCATCTCTTTGCAGATCGACTCAACTTTGTTGTAGCGGTGGACCCGCATATAGGTTTTTAGTTGCAGGTTTCCGTATCTACAGCCAGCTGCCCTACCTACATCTTTCGCGGATATGCCCTTCTTTTCCAGTTCGGCCAAAAGTTTGCGGATCGGCTCTGCGCTCGTATAGGCCATAGGCACTCGAGGAATGGCCGGTATTGCAAGAATCTTGTTGCCAAGTTTTTTTGTTATGTTCGGCTTATCTCCCCGCCGAATGTACTGAATAGTCGCCCTGTGGGTTCCACACAACTGAGCTATTTGCCCCAGTCCGAGTCCCTTGGATCTAAGGAAGTTGACATGCTCCCTGACCTCAGTGGCGTCCATCAGGTTGCTATTCAGAACCTCCAGGCCCTGCCTGGCCCGTCTACGTCGGCGGGCAGCCTCTCGCTCATAGAGGCGATGACCGATCCGACAATCTTCGCATCGGCAACCCTTGGAATATCTAGCGTGCGTTCCGTGTGGTGACATCAGTAATCCGCGTGTGCATCGATGAAGTTGAGAATTCGCTCAGCTGTTGTGTCGCCATCAAGGCTAGGTTCATTTTTCAGCCAGCGCAAAAACGCATACCATTTGCGCTGTTGTTCGGAATCTTCGAAAACCAGAGTGTATTGCACTGCCGCCTTTGAAGAACCCGAAGCACCGATTGCAGTACTTCCTGTGGTGGCCATCGCGTTCTGGTCTGCCGACGTCGGAGCAACAATTGTCGTCTCTCCATCATCTGACATGTTGAACGTGACGCCAGCGTCTGCGATGGCCTGAGCAACATCAGCAATTGCCGAAATCACGGGTGGCACGTATCCATCAGAAAGGACCGACCGTTCGTTTTTGATCGCATGCTCATTAAGAGAAGCAAGCTCAAAATCATCCCAACCGAGGTCATCAAGCAAAACCGAATAGTCGTCATTGATCTGGACAATGATGTCGTTGAGTAGCTCTGGCTCGGTGTAACCAAGCTCATTCGTGCGGTTATCAGCCATGGCAAAGGCAAGAGCGCGCTTATCGTCAACTTCCATTTGAACTACAGCAATCTGCTCCCAGCCGAGACGCTTTGCCGCCTCGAGCTGATGGTTCCCGGCGATAACAGTGCTTGTTCCATCACCATTCGGGCGTACGACAATTGGCTTAACCTGACCGAATTCGGCATATGAGGCCATGATCGCTTCAATGTTTCCAACACGCGGATTGCCCGGGAG